TCAAAAATCCAATCCAATTTCTCGATAAACACACCAACCCTTAGCTTTGGTCGCTGGCGTGATCAGCTCAGCATTGTAGATAAACCAAACGATGAAGTAGTGGTCAGGGTCAACATTCTCTAATGACCAGCCTGATAGGATTGGTTTAGGTTTGGTATAGTCGCGGGTGAACATATTCATGTGTTCATCTAGCCTGTTCAGCTGCTGCATCAGCAACTTTCTCTGCGGCGCTTCGTTGACTTTCTTGCTCAAAGTAATCGTCAAACGCTTTTTCTAGAAAGCCAGGCTTTGATTTTGGGGGTGGTTCTGCTAAGTAACAAATTGCCTCAATAGTGGCGTAACCCAACGTATCTGGATAAGCAATTTCCCAATCATCGGCTGAAAAAGTGGATTTTTGTAATTGCCAGGAATGGATAATTTTATCTTTATTATCGTATGAGACAGAGCCATTCATAATGTATCTCTTGTTTTGGCAAGAGACAAACCATTGCTGCTTTTGGTAATAAACTCCCTTTTTCGCTCTATATTCACTACCTTTTGTATATACTGGCTGAACAAATGCAGATATAAAAGTGTCATCATTACTAAAACCGCTATAGTCTTGTAACTTTACTTTTGTTATCGAGTCTGTATCTATGTAATAGATTGCCTTATCACCACCACGGGCGACTTCAGTCCAATTGGATGCAATAGCAGAGCTGCTAATCAAACACATTACCAAGATAGCTTTTTTCATATTTATCCCGCTCGATACATTTCACGCCCAACAATGACCAAGCTTGAATGGTTTTCAGCGGTCACAATCTTATCTGGGTAATCTGGGTTGTAGCAGTGCAGGCGCAATACATTACCCGGCTCACGAAAGATACGCTTAAACATACGCTCACCATCTAGCAAAATGGCGTACATTTCGCCGTCTTTTATTTCTCTATCTGATATATCAATGCCCACCATGTCATGCTCATTGATGTAGGGTTTCTGACTGTCATTCTTAGCACAAACGAGTTTAAAGTTTTCAGGCTTCACGCCCTTGTCAGTAAAGAAGTGCGGGGGAAATATCCTGTTACCTTTAACTTCTTCAAATGCAAAGTCCTCCGCATCGCCATCACCACAGCAAAAATAAACATCATAGATAGGTATTCTAATGCCACCCATATCATCTTCGCCGTAATCGACTTTAACATTATCTAAAGCGCGGATTTGGTCGAGAACTGATTGCGTGTCTTGCCCATAATCCAAATACGCTGATGTTGTCCCCAATACCTTGGCAAGTTTTTCGATGCCAGCATCACGCGGCTTTGCTATTCCTTTTGTGTAACGCCTTACCATCTCATAATTTAATTCAGCTCTATCGCTAACGTCTTGAATAGATAAACCTTTGCTATCCATAAGCGCATTTAGGCGCTTTGCAAATTCTAAATTCTTAGATTCTTTAGTCATATTTCTACCCTTAGTAGCATTTATTAATTGTAATTGATTAAAAAGGTTGCGTCATTACTACTAAAAATAGTATTATTACTACTAAAAGTAGTTTACGAGGTAACTATGATTCAAACACCGTTGGAAAAAGCCATATCAATTTTGGGTAATCACTCCCAACTTGCTAAAAAAATTGGTATTACACCTTGGGCGGTTAGTAAATGGGATATTAACTGTCCGCCTAAAGACCGTTGCTTGGCTATCGAAGCTGCAACTGATGGTCAAGTAACTGCAGAAGAATTGCGCCCTGATATCAACTGGGAATATGTGCGCAAACATCAACCCGATCCAGCCTAGGAACTGCCATGTACGACAATCCAAAGCACATCAAAAAGCACCCAGTCAAATCGCGCTATGACGATTTTGAGCGTGAACACTTGGCGCGTGCTGCTGAAAAAGCTGGGGAACAAATCGCAACATTTCAGCGTAACGCCACCCTGCAAGCAATCGAACTGCTAGAACGGTTATTTAACGAACCTACGTCTCTCGACCCTATGGAAAAACAGTTTATTGAAAGATTGATAGGTAAGCGAGTTGCATAAAGGGGGTATTTAAGGGACTCAAAAGGTAATGCAGACAAGCGACATAACGTCGAACTATAGCGACGATGAGATAAGACGACTACATCATCAAGCACAAAAACTGGGTATATCAGCAGAGACATTTCAATATCTAGTCACGCTTGATAGAGCAGACGAAATTCAACCCAAGCACGAAAGCGATTTTTTTAACAAGGAGAATGACGATGAGTGAACGAAAAGAGTGCCAAGGCTGTCCACAAGAGCATGAGCCAGTTTGCTGTAGCAGCCATCCTACTGGCGAGCGCAGTACGGCATTTAATTATTTTGTGAAACCAAAGGTTCTACAAGCAGCGCGCGCAGATGATTTGGCGATTGCCGATGAAATCCAGCGCAAATGCGGGCAGGGTACATTGGTTGTTGCTGGAATGACAGGTAATTGCTAATGAGCTTGAATGACATACAAAAGCAAATATTGGCGTGTTTTGGCGGCAAAAGCGCGATTATCAAAAACTCTGAAATTCGTAACTATCTCAACACCGATGAACACACTGCCAATATGCATATCACGCGCCTTTGTCACAAAGGCTTGCTTATCAAGGTCAGGAAAGGCGAACACAAGCTAAATTTAGAAAAGGTGAATGATTTATGAGCGAACTTGACAAGTACAGCAAGCATGACCCGCTGGCTAAACATTCAAGCCATCCCAAAAAATCAAAATTAACCATAGCTGATACTGACGCTTGGTTGGCAAAAAACGGTAATGGTATGAGCAGAATGCCAAACAAAGCCAAAATCGTAACAGATGCAATCTGGTCAGACTACGGCAAGCAATCGGTAGCGACATTGATCTGGCGTTGTATCAATGCTAATGGCGTGGTGGTACCTGCTGATATTAGCAATACCTCATGCCAACGGTCAGTAACTTATTACTGCCGAAACATGGTGGCTAACGGTGAGCCTGAAGTGTTTACGGTAGAGCGCCACACGAACGACCCAATGCGTGCCGAATCAGGTAGTAAACGTAAAGTAAATGCGTATCGACGCGCATGAAAAAACCCTAACGACTGGCATCGGAAGGGTTTTGGGTATTTCCACATAAACAAGGATATTTAATCATGAAAAATCAAAGCAATCAATCAAAAATCGAAATTAATTTTGTGGGGGGGGTGCCAATGATGACGGTAACGCATAAAGGGCGCTTTTTGTGCCGATCGGCATTAAGACGCTACTGTAAATCAGTTTTAGCCAAACCGCCAGTTGAACATCCATTTGCCAAAAAGCCATTTGAAGAACGCTACCAAACTTGGCAGAGCCGAATTAATAAGGCGCTAACCAAGTCTGCTATCAAGAATTTTAAAGGCACGATTTATGAGCATGAATTATTTGATGAATCAGTTGTTGTGATTAATTGGGAACAGGTGGCGTGATGGGTGACATTATCGATTTTCGCAAATCTAAGCGGGCAGGCAAGGCAGTTGCCCAAATTTGCACTCACTTACACACCAAATTCGACAAGCTCAATCGTCAATTGCTATGCGCTCAATGTGGTGAAGTGATTGACGCCAATGCATGGCTGTATCGCTACATGGAACACATGCACAAACGTGAGTCCGATATTGAGTTTAGAGAAAAGCGTTTGAACGAACGTGCTGCTGAAATGATCGTGCAAGAGCGCAAGCTACAAAAACTTCGTACTACTGAGCCATGTATTCATTGCGGGCGCACTCAAACATTACCAGCGCCAAAAGTTAAAGCCGATGAAAAATTGGCAGAAATTAAAGCCATGTTGAGTAAGGGGAAGTAATGCACTTCTACATGTTTCACCCAGCCAAATTTAATTTTGAAACTAAACACCTTTCAAGATTAGAAAGAGCTATATATCGCGAAATGATCGACGATTACATGGCCAATGAAAGCCCATTTATTGCTGATAACCAAAAATTAGGATGGCGTTTTGAGTGCAATACCGAAGAAGAACGGAACGCACTTGGAACGATTTTGGACAATTTTTTTGTCATTAAAAAAGATAAAAAAGGCACTGAATACTACCACCACAAGCGGCTTGACGCTGAAATCCGCGCATATCGTTGGGGCAATAAAGAAAATTTTGGAACGGAATACGGAACAGATAAAGGAACGGTTGCGGAACGGAATGGAACGCCAAAAGGAACGGACAAGGAACGCAAGGAACGCTACAAGCAAGAACGCTTATTCATGATTAACGCATTAACAGAAATTGGCTTAACCATTGATAAATCTATCTCTATGGCTGATTTGAGAGCTTTGTATAAAACAAATTTTGAACAACATGGAACAGAACAAGGAACGCCATCGGAACAAAGTGGAACGGACGGTAACGCAGGGAACACCCAGACTTTTGATGTAGAACCATTACCAGTAACCAGTAACCATAAACCATTAATAAATATCTCTTTTGATGATTTTTGGAATACCTACGACAAAAAAGTCGGTGACAAAGAAAAAATCAAAAAGAAATGGGATGCGCTAAAAGATTCAGAACGTGAAGCCATCATGAGCCACATTCCTTTGTATAAACAATCTCAACCAGATAAAAAATTTCGCAAAGATCCATCGACGTATTTGAACAACAAATCTTGGAATGACGAAATTATTTATTCAGCAGGAAATCAGCATGCAAACAATCAATCAGTTAACAACCAAAATCAACCAGTCGCAAGCCACGTCAGCTATGGGGAGAATCTCATGGCAGCAATTGAACGAAGAAATCAAAACACCCAACCTCAATCCGCATCTAGTGATGGCCATTGGGGCAATGTTTACGACATGGAAAGCCCTGTTTAAATCCAAAATGAAAGAGCATGAGTGGGGACTTGAGACCGTGGACATTTGGACAATGGCATTAACCGAAATGAATATCACCCCAGATGAATTTGCCATGGCCCATAAAAAATCCTTATCGCTTGAATGGCAGCCAACAACACCGGCGGATTTTATTAAGCTGGCAAGATTTGGTGGTGTTGATGAATTTCCTGATATGCAAAAGGCTTATTTTGATGGGGCAAACAAAAAATACGATCATGAAGTGGTTTATGAGGCTTGCCGCCGTGTTGGGTTTTTGAATATGCACGAAGGATTGGAGCGCGAGACTTATCCAAAATGGCGCGAAATCTATCCGCAAGTGTGTGAAGAATACCGTCAAGGTGAACGGTTTACAGTGCTTAAAGCCAATCAAATTGGCTACAGTCATACGCCAGCAAATCATGATGTGGCCAATGATCACTTAACAAAAATCAAAGCCATGTTGGCAGGGGTGGGGGCATGAACAAGGAATTGCATTTTAAAAGCGAAAAGCAAACGTGGGAAACACCACAAGACTTTTTTAACAAGCTGGATGACTTATTCGGCTTCACATTGGATGCGTGCGCCAGTAGCGACAATGCAAAGGTTGGTAATTATTATACTGTAGAGCAAGACGCCTTGGCGCAGGATTGGCAGGGCGTTGTATGGTGCAATCCGCCCTATGGCCGCGAGCAAGTTAAATTTATCCAAAAAGCGTATGACGAAAGCGTTAAGCATGGCTCAATAGTTGTCTGCTTAATACCTGCTAGACCAGATACTAAGGTTTGGCAGGGCTTAATTTTTGATAAAGCTAATCAAATATGCTTTATCAAAGGGCGTTTAAAGTTTGGTAATAGCAAAGATGCTGCACCATTCCCAAGCGCCCTTGTTGTGTTTGGTGGCATCCGCGACTTATCAGCTTTTGGCAAATCATTTCGAGGTGAGGGCATAGCATGAAAATCCTATTGTTTATCTTTAGTGCGTTGTGGCTTATTGCAGCGGTGAACACACCAAGCGATATAACCGCGTTTCTTTGTGCGCTGATGGGATTGCTTACGATAGGGATGGCGTCTTATGAGCCGCACTGTTGAACAGCAGAAATGGCTAGATATGCGCGAGTATGAGCGTCAAGGCAAATCGCATCTATGCCAAGCTTTTAAGAATTGCGCAGTAACGATGGCGGGCGAGCTTGTCATCGGACTGACCAAAAATACCAAGTTTTGGCACTATTCAGCGCGCTATCTTGAGCGCGATGGTAAGCGCTTAACCGGGCAAGTCTTAGAGTGGGATATGCAAGGTAAATCAACAACGGGCCATAGCGATTTGAATATGGCAACGATACATAAAGGGGTGAGGGTGATATGAGCTTACGCATGACGCCAAAACAGGCGCGTAATTTATTTAAACAAAAAGGCACAACCAAACAACCCAGCGATAAGCCTATCAAAATCACGCCCAGCGAAGATGCTATTCAGTGCGCGGTTATCGATTGGGCAAAGTTGGTCAAGTACAAAGGCAAGACGCTATCAGATTATATCCATCATTCACCCAATGGCGGTAAGCGTGATAAAGCACAGGCGGGGATTTTTAAAGCGATGGGCACCAAGGCAGGTTATCCGGATTTGGTCATTAATATCGCAAGGCATGGTTATCACGCCATGTTTATCGAAATGAAGCGGGATAAAGACCAACAGCCAAGCAAGGTGCAGATTCAACGTATGAAAATGTTGGAAGATGAAGGTAATTATTGCGTGGTGTGTAAGTCTTTCGACCATGCCGTGCGTGAACTCAAGTGGTATATGGGCATTGGGTTAAACAGTAATCGGAAATTGGAGTGTGGTGTAAATGAGTGATTTATCAAAAATTGCAGAAATGCACTATCACAGTGAGCAGCTGCGCGAGTTTAAATTTCGTTCAATGCTGTCTGTTTTCATGCAGGAATTTAGCCAAGAAACTTGTTGCACGATGATGAATATTCATTCAGCAACAGGGATAAGTATTCCAGATATTAGCGGGTATCGCAGTGATAGAAAAATACTCACCGAAGAAAATGCAATAAAACTGGCTGATTATTTTAACAGCGTCAGAAAGCGTGAGCCAATTAAACCTAGTGAACTTCTTGCCATGCAGTCCGTTGGTCAAATGGTTATCTTAAAAGACCGAAAAAGTTTTTTAGAAGAATTGCAGGAGCGAATAAAGCAACAAGGGGTTATGAAGCCTGAAACCATGAATATGCACCAAGGCTATAAAGTCGAAGGTCATTGGTATGGAAGTATTGATGACTAACCGCCTTGAGATTATCCGAACACTGGCATGTTGCCAATGCCAAGCGCCAGCGCCTTCACAAGCCGCGCATAGTAATTGGCAGGAACATGGCAAGGGCAAAGGCATTAAAGCCGATGACGAGTACACCATACCGCTATGCCATCAATGCCATGCAGATTTTGACCAGTATCGCCACATGACCCGCGAACAGTCAAAAGCATGGTTTATGCAAAAATGGGAATTTATCAACGGAGTTATCAGTGAGATTCAAGCGCAAAATTGAAAAGCACCTTGCTAGGTTTACCCTACTCAACGATGACCATGTGAGAAATTGCCTGCAATTAATCGTTGATGAGTACCAAAAGCGCTGCGCGGATAAAAGCCTTAAACGCTTGAATGTGGTGTTGACCGAGGAGGAGGAAGAACGTACAAGCGCCCAAAATCGTTTAATGTGGATGTGGTATCACCAGATTGGCAAAAAGGTGGGTATGACAGACAAGGAAGTCCACGACACCATGCGCGCCATGTTTTTGTTGCAGATATATCGAACTGCTTATCCTGAATATGAAGAAGTCGCGAGTAGTTTTATCGGCGATAAATTGGCGGATGACGAATGGCAAGCAAAGCTCAAACTCGGAAAAATGTGTAGCACGACTGGCGGCAATGCGTCAGTTGCGCTAATGAATCAGTATTTAAACTCAATTAATCAGTGGGCGTATATTCACAATATCCCATTGACCATTCCAGATGAACTTAGGTGGATTAGAAATTAATTTTTATCTTTGAGGAGCAGCAAATGGACTTAAAATCACGTTTTGGCAGTGGCGAGCATATACAGCTATCCCATCAATCAATGACCTGGCTTGAGAAAAGCACCAAGCCCAAGCAAGCCACATTCGGTGGCATCGGTGGCGGTAAACCACCCGAAGTGACGTGGGAAGATGGCTGCGCGTGCATCGGTATGTTGGGCGAGCCAAACCCACATGACACGCCAGATAGCGCAAGGCGTCGTAAAGCAACCAAGGCATTGTGTGAATTGCTGGTATGGGGCAGCACCAAAGACACCGAGCAAAACATGGCGGTTATTGAGCAGCACCTAGCCAGTATCATGTTTGTCGCGTGCCAAGAACGAAAGCAAGGTGAACCGCGTGGGATAGGACTAAACCTTAAAGACTTAACCGGCAAGATGGCGCGCATGGTTTTATGGCATGAATTGTATAATATGTGGGACTGGCACACGGTCGAAGGTATGCTACGGTATTCAGGTATTCATCAATTATCCCCAAAGGCATACTCGATGACGTGGAAACCGTATGCGTCGGTCATGCTCGAAGAATTGGCGGTTATGTGCAAAATGATCGATTTTCATGTTAATCAATATCGTAGGGAGTTGAGGGGCGAAATTTACGCGCTTGATGAAGCCTAAATTCACAAAACAATCCCATGCAAACATCATGTCAATATATTATGCGTAAAAAGATTGACCCATAAGTAAATAAACGGTAAGATTTACTACAATAGCGGTCGCATTGGATAACCGCAACACTTTCAAGTCACTTGTCCCCTCAAGTGGCTTTTTTTACGCCTATTGTCCACAGCAATAGGCTTTTTTTATTCCAGTTTGGCTCACAGGCGTTGGTCGTTTGATGAGCTTTTTTTATTTGTGCGGTGCGGTCATAGGAGCGACACGGAAAATATCGAGGTGAGTTAATGTCAGACAAGATTTGTGGGGCAAAAACTCGTAGCGGTAAACCTTGTCGAAGCAAAGTCCTAGGCAGTAATGGTCGTTGTCGTATGCACGGTGGCACCAATGGTGGTGCAGGTAAGGGCAATAAAAACGCGCTCAAGCACGGCATCTATAGCCGGGTGATTGACCCGAAAGATTTAGATAACGCTGCAGACATGCAAGGCAGTATTGCCATGGAGCTTGCCATTGCGCGTATGCAACTAGCCAACCTATTGCAACTCATGGCGCTACAAGGCGAAACGCCACAGCTTGACGAGATTGTCAACGAGACACTGGCCGTCGGTGAAGATGAAGAAACCGAGCGCGCCGAAAAATACCGCGAAGCCGAGAAGTGTGGCGAGCATTTTGACGATGATATCTGGGAAGATACCAAGGGTATGCGCCAAGAATCCGAGCCATTAAAGCGCAAGCGGGTATTTCGCAGGCGCGATTTTGGTAATGAGTATGTGCGATTAACCAATTTGATTGCCCGCCTTGAGATTGTGCAGCTCGATATCGAGAAGCGTAAGAGCGATATGCGCAAAGAACGTGAGCTTGAGAAAGAAGCCGCGAAGAATAACAACCGCAATATCACGCCAGAACAGCTTGCCAGCAAGCTAGAAGGCGCGCTAAGTATAGCAAGGCAGCGCAAAAAACTAGCTGAAGCAGAGCAGGCAGCCAAGGCAGAGCAAGACAATGAGTAACCCGTCTTTCACTCGTGACGAAATTCTTGAGTTATGGGAACACCTGACACCCGATGAGCAAGCCGAGATTATGAGCCTATTTGACCAGATGCCGATATGGACACCGATTGCCGGCGTACAGACACAAGCATATCTATCAAAGGCCACTATCACTGGCTATGGTGGGGCAGCTGGGGGTGGTAAAGGTTTAGCCCTTGATACCTTGCTTGCCACACCAACAGGATTTACCACGATGGCCGATGTTGCCGTGGGCGATACTTTGCTTGATGAAGCAGGCAATCCTTGTCAAGTGATTGGCGTATCAGAGATAAGCCAACGCCCATGTTTTGAGCTCGTGTTTGATGATGGTACAACGGTCATTGCTGATGACGTGCATCGTTGGGTGACGTTTGATGCCAAAGAGCTTGAGGCCTTAACTCGAAGAACGCCAGAGTTTAGAGAGAAACGCAGATTAAACCGCGAAAGCACTGCAAAGGCTACAACGTCTCAAGCCAAACTTGAACAGTTGAAAGCGCACAATGCCAGTATCGCTAAAGCATTGCCATTACCAACAGGCACAATGCGAGATACGCAAACACTGTTTGATACGTTATTGACAGGACGCGGCAGACGCAATCATGCGATTAAGGTTGCAGGCGCGTTAAACCTTGATGAAGCAGACTTAATTGCCCCACCTTACACCCTTGGCGCATGGCTGGGTGATGGTGCAAGTCGTAACGGTCAAATCACCAGTGTTGACGATGAAGTATGCCAAGCCATTGAGCAAGATGGTTTTGATGTAGTGCATTACGAATGGGATGCCAAGCAGCATAACGTACTTGGATTGAAAGTAAAACTGCGTGAGATTGGCGTACTTGAAAATAAGCATATCCCTATGCAATACAAGCGTGCTTCATTTGAGCAGCGTTTAGCGTTATTGCAAGGATTGATGGATACCGATGGTCACTGCGCGTTAGATGGTGGCTGTGAGTATGATGGTATTAATGAAACGCTTGTGCGCGATGTGTACGAGCTTGTCATGTCATTAGGCATTAAATCCACCTTGCAGACTGGTAAGGCGAAACTTAATGGCAAAGTCGTTAGCGATAAATACCGCGTTAAGTTTATGACAAGCCTACCGGTGTTTAAGTTACCAAGAAAGCTGGCGCGCCTTAAATCTGAAACTAGACGTACCACCAAGTTTAGATACCTGGTGTCTTGTAAGAAAACTAAGAGCGTACCAACCAAGTGCATCGCGGTTGACAGCCCAAGCAGACAGTATTTGATTACCAAAGCTATGCTGCCAACGCATAACACCGATTTAGCCGTTGGCCTTGCGCTCACCGAACACCAGCGCGTCATGATTGTGCGGGATGAAGCCAAACAGCTTAAAGGTATTACGGACCGTATCATTGAAATTGTCGGTCATCGTAAAGGTTTTAATAGCGTGGGCGGGTCATGGACTAACCCGGTACCTAATTGCCTGATTGACTTGCTAGGTATTCCAAACATCGGCGATGAAACCAAGATGCAAGGTGTGCCGCATGACTTGATCGTGTTCGATGAAACGGCAAACCTGCGTGAATCACAGGTGCGTTTCTTGATGGGTTGGCTACGTTCTGCTGATCCCAAGCAGCGCAAGCGCGTGTTGATGACGTTTAATCCACCGACCACCGCCGAAGGGCGATGGGTAATCGATTACTTTAAGCCGTGGCTGGATAAAAACTACGAGCCAAAGGCAAAAAGCGGTGAGCTACGCGCTTGTTACGTGGTTGAAGGTAAGGATTATTGGCTGCCAACCTTAAACACTGACCCATTTGTGTTGGTGGACGGTGAGCCGTGTTATGACTTTGACCCATGCGAATACACCGCGCAGGATATCATCGAGCCAGAAACACGCACGTTTATCCATGCCAAGGTCACAGACAATCCTTACCTTGTCGAATCCGGCTATATCAAAACGCTACAAGCGCTACCCGAGCCACTGCGTAGTCAAATGCTGCATGGTGACTTTGGCGCAGGCGTTAAAGACAGCGAATGGCAGGTTATCCCAACATTGTGGGTGGAGGCAGCGCAGGCAAGATGGAAAGACCGCACTACCATGCGTCAGATGGGTTTATTGGGTGAAATGGATAGTCTAGGCGTTGACCCAGTTCGCGGTGGTGATGACAACTTGGTCATTGCCAAGCGTTATCGCAACTGGATTGATGAGCTGTATGTGGAAAAAGGCACAGGCGTTCCTGATGGCACAGCCGTTGCCGCGCGTGTGGTGATGGAGCAAAAAGACCAAGCGCCTATCCATATTGACGTAATCGGTGTTGGGGCAAGTCCGTATGACAAACTTAAAGATATCGGTGTTCATGTGGTGGGTGTTGACGTGCGTAACGCATCTACCGAAACCAGTAGTGACGGCATTATGCGCTTTTATAATCTACGCTCACAGCTATGGTGGCAGATGCGCGAAATGTTAGACCCCGACAGCGGGTTAGACATTGCCTTGCCGCCAGATACCGAGCTACTCAAGGATTTAACCGCGCCACTTTGGTCATTTAAAGGCAAAGAAATCCAAATCGAAGTTAAAGAGCTCACCAAAAAGCGCATTGGCCGCAGTCCTGACCGAGCCGATGCGGTGATTTTGGCCATGATGAATACCCAAAAACGCGCGAAACGTAAAGCGCGCAATAATCGCAACGTCTTGTAGAGAAATCTTGTATGAATTTACCCCTATATTTGCCCGAATACATCGAGCGCAAAGAGTTGTGCGAATTGCAGTACGGCAAACTCAAAGACGCCAGTGTCAAAAGTGGCTTTAACTTAAAAGCGTTTGTGTGCAATGTGTTTTACCGGGACGAAGATGGTGTGCCATACACCGATGCGGTATTGCTTATTTGCCGTAACTCGTTTGGGATGGGCAAGACCAACATTGCGCTGTTTCGCAAAAACGCCTTTCGCGTGCTGGATGAGGACTGGCTGGTTAATTCAGCCTATGACATTGCCGAGCAGTTATGGCACGGACAGGCGGGCGAGCGTGAAATGCACGTCATCATGGATTGCTTGATTGATAACCTTGATTTATTAGTGCAGCACCCAGCCGAAAGCGAAGATTTAAACCAGAAGGCGCTCAACAAGGCGCTTGAAGTATTGCAGCCGACTATCACTGAAACTGTTTTATAGAGCTTACCCATGTCAGATACCAAATTTAGCGAAGAATATTTGCAGACCGATGAGGGTCAGTTTTTGGCGTGGGCGCATGAATCGTATCGCTATGAGCTTGACCAACAAATCGAAGGGCGAGCCAAGCGCAGCCGTGATGAATCATTCTATGATGGCGACCAATTCTCACCTGAACAGTTGGCCATCTATGAAGAACGCAACCAAACCCCGCGTGTTTATAACGAGATTAAGCCGGTTGTCGATTGGATGTGTGGTAGCGAACGCCGTGCGCGGTCGGATTGGTCGGTGTTACCACGCACCGATGATGATGTAGAACCTGCTGTCTTAAAGTCGCGCCTAGTCAAATACATTGATGATATCAACAAAGCCAAGTGGCAGCGCTCACTGGCGTTTGAAGATTGCGTTAAGACGGGTGAAGGCTGGACGTATATTTGTGTTGAGCAGAATGAAGATGGCGAGCCGTTTATCTCATTGACCCATGAGAACTGGCAGAACGTGGTGTGCGATAGCAAGTCTGTGCGCATGGATTTAAAAGACTGCCGTTATATCTGGCGCTCAAAGATTGTCGATTTAGAGACCTTGCAGCAATACTTCCCTAGTAAAAAGCGTGAGCTTGAACAAGAATCAGCCGGGTTTGACATACTGCAAGACGAGTTGATGTCGGACCATCTAGGCGATGGCTACTTGGCCAACGGCAATCAAGCGGTAGTTGGTCAGTGTGATGAACATATTACCGTGGTGCGTAGCGGCTCAATGAATGTATTAGGTGGGCGTTACCTTACCACGCGTTCAGCCGTGCGCGTGTGGGAGTTATGGTATCGCAAGACCGAGCGCGTCAAGGTATTGACCAACGCTGGCGGGTTGACTGGCGAGATTTTTGATAATGACCGCCACAAAGGATTGCTTGAGACTACCGATGCGGACACCAAAGAGATTGTACGTGAGCAAATGTATATGGCCATGTATACCGCGCACACGGTTTTATATCATGGCAAGTCTATCTACAAGCATAATCGCTTCCCCTTCGTGCGCCGTTTGGCGTTCATGCACAAGAAAGATAAAACGCCGTATGGGGTGGTGCGTCAAATTATTGACCCACAGACTGATTTAAATGAGCGCAGAAACTACGCACTATGGATGATGGCAAGCCGCCGTATTGTTGCTGATGAAGATGCGGTAGCGGATAAAGACGCAGCGATTGAAGAAGTATCTAAAGTCAACGGCTATGTTGAGGTACGCACTGGCAAGCAATTTCAGGTATTAGAAAACAGCCAATTAGCCCCAGCGCATGTGTCGTTTGCGGAAATGGATAGCGCCTATCTCAAGCAGATTAGTGGCGTGACCAGTGAGAATCGCGGTGTCAACAATAATGCCTTATCGGGTATTGCTATTCAATCGCTGCAAGAGCAAGGCACGGTTATCACTACGCCTATCATTGACAATCATGTGATGGCCCACCAGTTGGAAGGTGAGCTTGTGTTGTCACTTACCGAGCAGTTTATTAACCGCAAAATGCAATTTCGCATTACTGGCAGTGACTTAAACCCCAAGAAACAAGAGTTTGTCACGCTTAACAGTACCCCAGAAACCGATATCACCGCCACCCAAGCGGACTTTATCGTGGCGCAGCGCAATTATCGCCAGTCCATGCGCCAAGCGTTAAGCGAGCAGCTTATCACTGTGGCAAGCAATATTGGTCAAGCCACCGGCAATCCGAACGCGACTATGCTGATGATTGAAATGGCCATTGACCTGCAAGACTTCCCGAACAAAGACCAGATGGTTGATAAGCTACGCGAGATTATGAACTTGCCACCGAAGAATGAAACGGACGAAGAACGCCAAGCGCGTGAGCAAGCCATGGCACAAAAACAGCAAGCCGAGCAAGCGCTGCAAGACAAGATTAAGGAATTACAGGTTCTCAAAGCCCATTCTGAAGTTGAATACAACAACGCACGCGCCGCACAGCTTAAAGCCGAAGGGCGCCGCGAATTGGCTAATGCGAGAAACTCACAGGCAGATGCAACAGCCAAGGCAGCACAGGTGGCTCAATTAATTCTACAAAACCCTGCATTGGCACCTACGATTGATGACTTCTTGAAAAACCTAGATAACATCATGGCAGGTAGTGGCGGGGCGGAAGAAGAACTAGCCAAAGCCGTAGAGCCACAAGAGCAAATGCAAGAACCACCACAAGATTTACCACCACAAGCAGCGCCAGAGCAAGCCATTGACCCTGCCATGCTTGAACAAATGCAACAATCCGCCAACCAAACTGTCCAAAATCAATAATACGGAGCATACGCCATGAGTGAAAATACCCCAGACGCCACCGTCAACGTGAATGTAGATGACCAGCCGCAAGTCGATACCAATACTGATGCGCAGGTGAATGAAGACCACGCCAATCTATTACCCGAAGAAATCGCAGAGCTTTTGCAGGATGATCAGGCGAATGAAGCTACTGACACTGACAATGGTGGCGCTGATACTAGCAATGCCGCTGATGTTGATATTGATGTTACTGTTAATCACCCTGCTACCGATACTACTGCCGATACTACTGATACGGTAGATATCCAATCGCAGTTAGCCGATTTTGCGCAGCGTGAATCTGATATTGATGCACGTTTTGAGCAAAATGTGGAAGCCTTGCGCGAGCTTGCCAATAAATACACTGATGGCGAGATTGGCGAAGGTGACTATCAAGCTGAAAAAGCACGCCTTGACCGTGAGGCGCGTAAGATTGAATTTGAAGAACAAGCATTACTAAACCAAAAAAGCCAAGTCCAAACACAGGCGGACGCGCAGCAAGCGCAAATTCAAAACGATTTTACGTCAGCAGCCGATGCCTTTTTAGACCGTCCTGAAAACAAAGACGTATTTGTGGCAGGCTCACCAGAGCTTACCGCGCTTGACCAACAAATCCAAATCTTGTCGCAAACTTTACCGCCAACAACCACCTATGCGGAACTGTTTGACAAGGCGCGTAGTGTTATTGCCACATATATGAACTTGCCAAGCGCAGGCGGTGAAGCACAGCAACCTCAAAAAGCCAATGTACCACAGCCAACCATCCCGCCTAACTTGGGGCAAATGCAAGCCGTGGTCAATAACAGCGTTGATGATAAGTTTGCGCATATCGACAAGCTATCTGGCTTAGATTATGACCGCGCACTTGAGCGCCTATCTGACGCAGAACTGACTGAATACATGCAAAAAGTGTAGGCCAAATATCCTATGAAAAACTATCGTGACCTAAAACTTGGTGATGTGATAACCGTTAATGAGCCCTGTACCATTACCGTTCTTAGCAAGGGTAAGACAACACGCGTGGTTATCGAAACCGAGACAGGCGCGGTAACCTTCCCCAAAAAAGACTTGTCATTACGACAATTAACCCAGACGCATAAGTGTCAAATAAGCCTAGGAGAATTAAATGGCTAAGACAATCGTTGGGTTAAATGACCCAAAAGCAGTGAAATTGTTTGGCGGTGCCTTGTTTAAAGCGGGTATCCCTCAATCGTTATATGGCAAGCAGCTGATGGCACCAGCCAACACCGTGCGTGAAGGCGCTGAAATGGCTAATGCCCCTATCGTTGTTATCAATGACTTGACCAGCCAAGCGGGTGATACGGTATCGTTTGATATCGCAGTACAGTTGACCGGTGACGGTGTCTATGGTGATGATACCTTAGAGGGTAACGAAGAAAGCCTAGATATGTATACCGACCAAATCATCATTAACCAAATCCGTCACGGTGTTGATGGCGGCGGTAAGATGACCCAGAAACGCACCGTCAACAACCTACGCATGATTGCCAAAGAAAAATTGGCACAATGGCATGGTCAAAAGTTTGACAGCGTGATGGCAACCACTTTGGGTGGTGCGCGTGGTGTGAACCAATCGCTGTATATCCCAATGGGTGCAACTGCACCAATCAAAGGTGCAAGCCCTTATGTGCCGTATGATGCCGCGCATACAGCTTATGGTGGTAGCGCAACTTCAAAAGCTACCTTGACCGCTAACGACAAGTTAACCCTTGGTGTGATTGACCGTGTTTTGACCAAAATCAAAGCAACCGGTGGTATGGCAGACGGCAAGTTACGCTTAACCCCACTAGATAAAGGTGGTCGTGAAAGCTACATCATGACGATCACCGCACAGCAAGAACAAGACTTGCGTAACGACGCAGGTACGGGCGGCTGGCTTGATATCCAAAAAGCAGCGACTACCAATGCAGGCTACCAAAGCAATATCTTCACTGGCGTGTTGGGTGAGTATCGCAATGTTGGCTTTAAGCAAGTACCAGTGGGTGTTGAGTTTAACGACTATGGCGCAGGTCAAAACGTGGTGGCGCATCGTGCGGTATTGATGGGCCGTCAAGCGGCAGCCGTGGCGTTTGGTACGTCTGGTTCAAGCAACATGCGTGCTGATTGGGTGGAAGAAGAAAAAGACTACGGCAATCGCATGGGTATCGCGGCTGGCATGGTGTACGGTACCAAGTTACCGCAATTTAACGGTCAAGTAGTCAACAGCTACGCGATTGACACAGCCGTAACCGCACTGGCTTAACTTTTAGCATGGGGTAGTCAAGCTATCCCATGCTTCCCTTTAATCCTATTTAAGAAGGAAATATCCAAATGGCTATTTTAAAAACCGAGCAATACAACAAAGTTAAGCAAGCGGCGGATTGTGTTGAGGGCGGATGCGGCATGGTTTATGAGTTTTTCTATAAACCACAAGCAGCACAAGCGATCACCAATGGCGATATCTTGCTGATGGGTCAGCTACCGGCTAACTGTAAAGTTATCTCAATGGACGTTTACACCACTGCCGTTGGCACAGGTACCGTGGATGTTGGCTTAGTCAAAAACAGCGCAATGGCGCAGGCGTTTGTTGAAGCCGTTGACATTTCGGCTGAAAAGTTTACCAACACGCAAAAGCTAGGCGCGTTTAAATATGCCCCAAGCGATACCGCTACCGATGTGGGCGTGTTGTTTAAAGCTGGCTTGACCATTCCGGCTAATGCTGAAATCCGTGTGATCATGCGTTATCGCAATACACAGCCGCTAGAATAAGCACACGTTTTACGACCTTAAAACCGTCCTTTGTTTAATTCATTGGGCGGTTTTTTTACTTCCAATTACTTCGATTTACTTCCAACAATCCATAAGGATGATCATGAGCGAACAACGTCAATTATCGCAAGTAGAATTCAAAGCTATCGAAAAGACGGAAGAACTTGCCGACCAAGTCGGTGATTTTATTCTCGAGCTTGAGAAAAATGGCTATGTTGATAAGCGTTGGCTTGCGATTGCAAAAACTGATTTGCAAAAGGCATTTATGTCTTTGCGCCGTAGCATCAACAAACCAAACCATTTTTAATAAGGAAAAACCATGAGCTACTGGACAGAGAAGATAGAGGTTTCACGCTGGGCATATTTTTTCATCATGTTTGTATTGCTACTAAATATGATTCTCGACGCGGTAAACTTTTTTTCAACGAATTAAGGGCGGTATTATGAAAAACTACGGACACAAACTAGGTGTTATTACTGCAATGGCTTTGGCGGCTGCACTGCCTGAGCGAAAACTAACCAAAGAGTTTTTGGAAAGTGAGATTGGCAATGTTGATTATGTGCGCATTGGCGAAACAACCACTCATTGTACCATCACCACCAAAAGCGGCTTTACCTTTACTGGTGAAAGCGCGTGCGTTGACCCAAATAACTTTGACCAAAAAATTGGTGAAAAGTTTGCCTATGAGCAAGCATTTGACAAAATGTGGATGCCTTATGGCTTTTGGCTGCACAAGGCATTGGCTGAATTTGATAATTTTGAAACTAGCACAGGTCAAGACGAATTTTTAGCAGGAGGCTTAAAACAGCTATGCCAAGCCAATATTCTACCAAAAACTGAGCGCCTAAGTTTTGGCGATGCCGTTGCTGCTTTGAAAGAAGGCTTGCGCGTGGCGCGTTCCGGCTGGAATGGCAAAGGTATGTTTTTGTACTATGTACCTGAAAACAAATACCCTGCAAGCCGCAATGAGCATGGCACGATGGTTGGTGTGTTTGAAGATGATATGGTGCCGTATGGTGCGTATATCGCTATGAAAACCGCGCAAAATAACGTGGTGCCTTGGCTTGCTAGTCAAACCGACGTGTTAGCTGAAGATTGGCAAATCGTCGAATAGGGTAACTAAACCTCGTCTTATTAACATTTCAAACCACCTTAACCGGTGGTTTTTTACTTTAACCACACCGAGAGAAGGAAAATTGAAATGCCAGAATTAACCCAACCCACTCAAGAAGCCGGCACTAAAGTCCAATGCTTGCTCAAACGCAAAGGCGGTACGCGTGTGTCATTCGGCCATCATGCTGCAACCCAAACCACTTACCACTTCTTGCCAATCGGCAATGATGAAAATTCACCGCATGTCGCTATCGTTAATGATGAAGAACACTTAGCCGCGCTACTGGCCATCCCAGAAGGTTATCGCTTGTATCGTGGTGATAACACGCCAGTGACCGCCATTCCAAAGCCAAGTGAAGAAGCGCCAGCGATTGCTTTTAAAAACCGTTTCGATGATTTATTGTCGATTGATTTCAACAATCTTGAAAACGATGAAGTTAAGAAATGGTCGGAGCAGGTGCTTAAGGTCAAAGCCACCAATGCCAAAGAAATCAAGGCGCGTGCAGACGATATGGGGATTGACCTAAGCGATAACCCGCCGATTATCACAATCCTTCGTCGCATTGGACTAGACATGCAAAAGGCAGAGCGTGAAGCGTCAGCCCAAGCGCAAAACTAATCTTAACCAACCGCATAAGGACGCATCATGTTTAGTAGCCAAGACTTGATTAATGGGGTGCGCATGACCCAATTAAATGACCCAGATGCAACAACGTGGTCAGATGCAACGCTGATTATCGCGTTAAACCAAGCGCTTAAAATCTTGGCATTGGTGCGCCCTGATGCCACGTCAAAGATTGCAACGATTACGCTCAAAGAAGGCTCACGGCAATTTATCCCGAATGATGGTGTGCGACTGCTGAACGTGGTGCGCAATATCAATTCGGACAACACTATCGGTATCGCGGTGCGCTTGGTGCAGCGTGAAGATATGGATAGCATGTCGCCGGACTGGCATGTGGCGATGGGTACCGTGGTACGTGAGTATATGTTTGATGCGCGTAGCCCTAAGCATTTTTACATCTATCCATGTGTTTCGCCTGGCAAGAAGCTTGAAATTGAATACAGTAGCTACGCGGAAGATATCAATATACGGAATGTTGTTGATCCATTGCCAGTCGATGCAATTTTTGCCCAACCCTTGCAAGAATTGATGCTCTATAAATTATTATCGGGCGACAGTAGCAATGGCAATAGCGGCGCAGCCCATCTGCAAACTGCCATGGATTTACTGGGCGTCAAAGACAAAGCAGATGAGCGCGTATCGTCAGCGCGTCGCACGTCTATTTAAGGTGAGCCATGATACAGCTAGATAACTTTGTTGATGGGGTCAGTATTCATCTAGGTACCAAAACCGCAGGCAGCGTACCACGAACCGCGGTTATCTTTGCTGCACGTCAAGCCGTCAAGCAATTTTGTGATGACAGCCTAGCCTATATCGTGCGTGCCAGTGATGACCCGCAAAAGAATAACGCCATTACCGATACGTCGCGGGTATTTATGATGCGCCAAGGTACCAACTGTCAGTTGGCACTACCACGCAATACCTTTATCAAAAAGGTATGGCAATTATCAGATGGTTGTTGCGGGCGCAAGGCATTGAATAAAGCAACACATAATTATCCCAATGTCATTGAACTGTTTAATGAAAAAGACAAGGCAGATGATGTGGTGGTATCGCTATCTATCAATCAGCACGCCTTGGAATGTCCAGACTTTATCTATCATGAATATTATGACGGTATCTTGTCGGGCACTATCTGTTATCTACAAGCCATGCCCAACCGTGAATGGGCAGCGCCAAACTTTAGCCAATATCATCAGCAGCAGTTTGAGCAGGCCATCAAAGACGCACGCAAAGCCGCGGACGATGGTTTTCGCAAAGCTCGCAGTAATTCCACCATCCCAGCCAAATTTCAATAACCCTTTATTCTAACTTTGAGGAACTGCTATGGATAATATCTATAAGGCGGTACAGCTAACTATTGACAGTCAAAATCTTGCGTTAAGCAAAACGCCTACCCATGTGTATATTGCCAATCAATATGTGGATACCAATGATACGCCACTGATTACCGCGCCATTTATTATCCAAAAGGCGCTTGAGAATGGAACTGGCGTAGTGGATATCGTCTCAAGTACGATTGGCAGTATCTATGAAGTGCGTCTATTGTGTGATGCTGAAGTATTGATTAGCGGTTATTTTTATATGCCGCCGATGAATGTGAACTTCTCGGAACTTGAACTTTACACTAGCTATCCGCCACGCACGCCGCCCGTGGTTAATGAGTTTTGGCAAAAGACCGAAAACTTTATTTTAGAGAAAACCAATACGCTGCTTAACTTTGTGCAAGTGTTTAATGCTGTGTCTAGTATGCGGTTGAGCTTGGGTTATTTGGAAGAATTGCTAACAACCAAGAAAAGCAACCTAGTATCTGCAATTAATGAGGTGTATAAAAAATATGAGGACGTCGGCAGTTTATATGAAAAAAATGTAGCAGCAGGTGCAGGGGCAAATGGGTGGACTACTGATTTAGTAGGTGAAAATGGACTTACACAAAAGCAGATTAATGATGGTTTATCAAGCGTAGCCGCTATGCTTGCCATTAAAAACCCTCGCAACGGTCAACGTGTATATGTCAAATCCTACCATGCAGAACTTAATAAAGGTGGCGGTACGTTTGTCTATGACAGTTCAAAAGCGAACATCAATGATAATGTGTCTGTAATTAATGGTTGGGTGCGTGATTTATCATCTAAAATTTTAACTACAGATGATGTAGGTTTGAAAGGAGATGGTACTGACACTGACGCAACACTACGCTTACAGCAATTAGCAAGTGCAGTACAAGATGGTTTTGATGTAAAGTTAATTGGTAAATATACAATTAATCGTCATATTGTGTTTTATCAAAAGAAAGATATTCAAGTATATGGCGTAAATTCAGGCATCCAAGGCGACCCTAATAATTGGACTTGGGGAATACAGCATATCATCCCCACAGCTAATGAATTTCCACGAGGCGTATTAGTAGCTAAAGAATGTCCAAATATTGTATTTGATAATTTGAAAATTAAGGGTGTCAATCGTAATAGTACATACGGGAGTACAGACCAATGGCAAGACGGGGACTGTGCAATACAAGGTCATCACTGCCACAATGCTATTATTCGCAACTGTGAGTTATATAATACTTGGGCATGGGCATTAAGCGTAGAAAATTCACTAAATGTTACAGCACATAATAATACGATTTATGATGTATTGCATCAAAGTGGTATCAATGTTGTCAATAACGGAGATGATACAGTTGTCAATGTTTACAACAACAATATTAAAAACTGCGGATTATACGGTATTGAATTTGAAACTCGTACTTCTGCGACAATTAATTGCTATGGTAATAATGTGTCAGGTTGTTACGCAGGTACACTAATTTTAGGTGATAAAGTCGAGGGCTTATTTAGTGGCAACAACTTATCTGAAAATTTTTACAGTATCTATGCTACTAATTTATACAATGAAAATAGTTCATTAAATATCACTAATAACCATATTAAAAATAGTGTCTATGGCATTAATGTTGGCGGGGCGAATGGTATTAAAGCGTTGAACAATTCAATACAAGGTGTTTTCGATAAAGATACTTTTGTTAAAATCACTGCTGAAATCTTTGTTGCAGAAATCGTTACACCGAATAAAATTCTAGTGCATCGTAGTATCGTACAAGAGCATGGTTTTAAGGTTGGAACTGAGTTTTACGTTAACGGTACTAAGTTTACCGTTACTGCAACTACCCCGAACACTAAAGCATGGGCATACGGTAATACAGGGGCAGATTGGTTTTCCGAGTTATCTATAGATAAAGCCATGGATGGTAGCTATTTATTTAAGCCTTTGCATAGCTTGCGAACGAAAGGCTCGCTTGGGTATATGGGGATACAGTCATTAGGTGGTTTAAAAAACAATTTATTCAGTCGTAATTACGTTGATGGGTTTTTATACAGTTTTGCTAAAGACCAGATAAATCCAGACCCCATATATAATGAATTAATTGAAAATAATACTTTTATCAACGCACAACAGACTGGGATATTGCATCTTAAATATGCGCCTAGCATTAAATATGTTAACAATACAATACCATCTGATAAGACCACAGTAGTAGAAGCAATGTTTGAAAAGGGTAATGTCACGCTTAAAGATTTATTAACTGTTCACTTTAATAAATCCCAAGAATTTCCAAACACTAATCCCGACGCAGTACGGTTTTTTTCTGGCACATCTATAAATGTACGTGCAATCAGTATAATTGCGACATCAGGTACTACAACGGGTAATTTAATCGTAACAATCAATGGTCAAAGCGTTACGGCGTCATCTAGTGGCGTTCAAAAAATAATTGGTTCAAATTTAGCAGTTTATCAAGGTTTAAATACGATTAAAGTCACCGACACTGTAGGCGATTTGGTTTACTCTGATGTGTATGTAACGCTTAAAACGCTGTAAGTTAGCTAATCCAATAAGCCCACTCAATGAGTGGGTTTTTCATTTTAAGGAGGCGTAAATGCCAAAGGACTTAACAGTAACAGCCTTGGCAATGTGGGGGCTGTTTGCACTCGGAATAATCGTCGGTACTTGCTACTGCTATTACTCTGATAATCACATTGACGAAAAACTAGGTGTCAGTAAAGGAAAAATCAAACTAAGCGCCGCTATAATCAGCGGCGTTTTTTTATCCCTGCTATCTATCAAAGTAGCAAAAATGGATATACCAGGTATCGAGCTTGCCGCAGTGGCTGCATTTTTGGCAGCGTCCGGGCAAACAGTGGTAGCAACATTGGTGGCATTGCTACCCGAAGCCATTTCTAAGAAAATGCGCGGTGCAATGGGTATTAAAGAGGAGGATGCACAATGAAATTCGTCGTCACAAAACAAGGCGCGTTATTTGCGCTGATGCTCATTGTCGCATTGTTTGCATATCTGTATATCACATCACCCATGCTTGAGTTTATCAAAGTGTTGGGCTGTGCGTTATCCGCATTACTGTTTTGTATTGCCATGCAAGCGCGTGTCTGTAAGCGTATTGATACAACACAATTGGGGGCGGATTGGGCGCTGCTGTTTGTTGGGGCGTGTGGCTTATCGTTCTTTGTTTTCTTCTGGGATTTATCAGTTAATTGTATTAGTCATAAAGCATGGTGGGCATTAATTGTCGGCGTGCTATTTCATGTGGTGGGATTGGCATGTTGGTATGGGCAAAATTATTTAAACGCGAAGCGAAGTTTAACTTAGCTATATTTTTGACTTAATGGAGATAATCATGACAGAGTTAGAATTGTTCGATTGGCTGCGCACTAAACAAGCCAATAAAAAGTTAACACAAACCATGGTCGATGGGGTCAATGAGTTGTTGGCATTGATGTCTATTGAGGACTTAAAAGAATCCCTGCAAAAAATCAATGGTTGGGACGATAACACCGCAAACAAAGCGTTGAGTTTTTCCCAAAAGGGCATTGAGATGCTGTGTGCCTTTGAAGGGTTCGAGCCTGCCCCATACCTTGATGCGGTAAAAAAACCAACCATTGGATATGGCACTACTTACTACGTCAATGCAGATGGTACGCGAACGAATGTCAGCATGAAAGACAAGGTAATCACTAAGGCGCAAGCGCTTGCTATCAAGCAAAATGTGATTAACCATGACTTTGCCCCGGCGGTCAATCTGATGTTTGCCGATGAAATTGCCAGTGGCAAAATCAAACAAAACCAATTTGACGCTCTGATCAGCCTTGCTTACAACATCGGCATTAAAGGGCTTAAAGGTTCTAGCGTCTATCGCTATATCAAGCAAGGTAATTTTAAGGCGGCTGCCGATGCGTTCTTGGCATGGAATAAAGGGCGGGTGAATGGCAAGCTCGTTGTGCTAGGCGGACTTAGTAAGCGCAGAGCCAAAGAGCGTGAATGGTTTTTGGCTTAGTTGATTGGGGTTGATGATGCGTATCCGTTTAAATAGTTTTGCTGGCATGTTCCCAAAGGTGCACCCATCACGGCTACAAGAAACTGCCAGTACAAAAATGCAGGATATGCTGCTTGAAAATGGCGTGCTAACGCCTGTCACTATACCAGCCACGGCGCTTGATGGTATTGCTGATAATATCGCGCAGGCATGGTGCCATGATGTTAGCTTGCTTAATCAATACCCTTGGCGCTTGTTTGATAGTCAAGTGAGTATCAGTCGATCCCCAAACTTTGACGCGGAATTTAAGCGCTATTATTGGTCAAATGATGGCAAAGGCGGTGGGCTTATCCAAACGCTATTACCCGGTCAATCTAAGCCCAGCAAAGATTATAAAGTCGGTGTACCTGCGCCCACTGCCAAACCATCAGCCGTTTGTAATATTGGTGATGTAAGTGACGCAGGCCGTATCATTTCAGTGATGAACCCGGTTACGGGCAGGATTGAATATCGTAACGTGGGCGCAGGTGAGTTCTCAACTATTCAACAATATATGCCAGATGGGTCAACGCCTGACGAATCACGATCTTATGTGATAACTTATGTCAATGAGTTCAATGAAGAATCCGCACCTAGCCCACCAAGTGACATTGTGGTATGTCCGCTAACTGATAGTAATATGCAGATAGACTATGGCAACGGCGTTAAAAAGACGGTGCGCGTCGATGTGACAATAGACCAACGCGACTATCTAAACGCAGAAAGCCAAGGTTATCCGCGTATCACCAAGCTGCGTATCTATCGCACCAATGTGGCGAGTAACGGTATTGCGGAATTTCAATTTGTGGCAGAGCGCGACGTGAATCAGTCCGACAGTGATATTGTGATACTCAATGGCGTATTATTCTATGACCGCGTGGCAAGTAGCTTATTGTCTGAAGTCTTACCTACTCAAAACTGGCTACCACCGAGTAGCACGTTGAAAGCGTTTGGTATTAGTAACGGCGCGTTTGGTTATGGCTATAACGCAGCTAACAATCGTATTTGCTTTAGTTTGCCTGCCACCTTGTATGCGTGGGACCCAAATTATGAACTCACGTCCCGATATCCGGTAGTGGCTATTAATCACTATGACAACGTGATTGTCATTGCCACCGAAGGGGAGTTGTTACTAGCGATTGGCGATGCGCCAGAATCTTTGAGCGTGATTGCCCCTGCCAATGGTCGTGGCTGCGTGTCAGCGCGAAGCATGGTCAGCACCGGTATTAGCTGTATCTACGCCAGTAATGACGGCTTGATGATGGTATCGGGTCAGTCGGTGCAAAATATCACCGAGAATATCTTTGATCGTAAAGGCTGGCAAGCGCTAAACCCCAAATCCATCCATGCCTATTATTACCAAGGTAACTATGTATTCTTCTATGATAATGGTACCACCAAAGCCGGGTACTTAATCGATTTAAACAACGTGGCTCAAGGTATCATGCAGTTGTCGAACTGGTGCGTGAGTGGCTATGTGGACAAGCAGTCCAATGAGTTGTACTTGCTTGATGACAAACCGGGCGGCGGACGTAAACTGATGAAGTTTAACCCGGATAAAGGTGCTAAACAGACCGCAAGTTGGCAATCAAAACTATTTAACTTAGATATGCCAAAACGTATGCTGGCGGGTCAAGTCATAGCTGATAGCTACAATGATGTTGTGATGACAGTCACGGCAGATAATAAAAAGATTGGCGAGTATCACCCCAAAAATGCCAAGCCGTTTCGCATTCACAATCACAGCGTCAGACGGGATTTTCAGATATCAGTGAAAGGTAGTGACGTGGTGCGTGAGATTGCACTAGGCGAATCCATGCGTGATATGTTGGACTAGGTAAGGACTGCTATGTTACCACCTAAAAATGCAAGCGGTATGCCTGTTGTACCCAAGAATCTTGATAACCGTGACCTTGAATTGTTTTTACAAAATGTGCGGCAGGTCTTGACCGGTCAAAAATCTGCCGGCGGTAAGGGCAGTGACGTATATCTTGAGCCCGCGGTGAAGCGCTACTTTGACCAAATGTTTTATAAGACCAAAAAAGAGTTGCAAGCCTACTTTGATGAGCAGATTGCCAAGCTCAAACAAGAATTGTTTGACGAAATTAAGCGTGCCACGGATGCGCTGCGTGATGAGTTAACACAGCTTATCCAAACCACCAAAGAAGAATTGCTTGCCGAAATGGATACCAAAGACCAAGCCTTAAAAGAAGCCATCCAAAAAGACGTTGACGCGAAACTGGCAAAACTAGATGCCGATCTGCGCGCCTATGTGGATTTAAAAACTACAACAACCCCGCCTTAATTATCTCGACCCTACTTGCTAAATTTGCTAAAATTACCGCTATAAATTAATAATAAAAATGATTTACTTTATCGCACGTTAGCGACCTTTCAAAAATGACCAACGCCTGTGAGCCAATCCTATTTTTTAGTATTGGCGTTTTGTCATGCTTATAATTTGCTATGACAGCGCCTATGGATTGGAGTAAGAATCATGGTCGCACCCGTTGTTACAGCTGCATTAATTGGCGCAGGCTCTTCACTCGTTGGCGGATTATTCGGTAAGAAATCAGCCAATAAATCTGCCAAGGCTCAACGAAGCCTTGAGCAACAACAAATCAATATGGCGAAAGAGCGCATCGCCGACTTCGATAAAAATTACGCACCGCTTGAACAAATCCTTATCGACAGAGCCAAGCGCGGTCAACAAGCCGACTTGGGCGGTGTGACTGCCCGAGCCAATGCCGATATTAATCAACAGTTTGCCAATAGCCTTGCCACGCAGCAGCGCAACCTTGGCCGTCTTGGGTTTAATCAATCGCTGAAACTCGCCGGCAGTGATGAAGCGGCCGCACTTGCTCGTGCAAAAGCCTTGGCAGGTGGCATCACCACCGCGCGTGAAAATGAGCGTAGAAGTGCTGATGCGCAAAGTGTAGATATGCTATCTAAGGTTACGCAGATTGGTGTAAATAAACTCAATAACGCGCAATCGTCGCTTGATAGCGCAATGACCAATCTTGCTAATAGCTACGGCACGCAAGCGACCAACCAAATGAACAGTGCCAATAGTATGCTTGCTGGGGCAGGTCAAATTGGCGGTACGTTGCTGCAAGATTATTTGGCCAAGAAAAATCAAACAGGTATGAATAGCGGATCGCCAGTCATCAATTATGGTGGGGCGACTTATACCCCATTTGGCGGCAGTGTATTTGGTTGAGGTGGGATATGAATTCATCTGCTTCAAGCGCAGCTTTATACAACGCATGGCGAAGTGCTGGGTTAAGCGACAATCAAGCCAGAATTATGATGGCTGAGACGGGGCGTGAAAACTCATGGAACCTTAATACAATTTTTGTAGGTCATCCAGAGCCAGTCGATGTGAAGCGTGGCGTAGCAAATCCCCGTCGTAATTTTGGGTTAATTAGTTGGAATGGGGATAGACGCAATAACTTAATCAACTTCCTTTCTTCTCGTGGGCTTTGGCAGAATGGGCGAGCAGTGCAATCTCAAGCTACGCTTGATGCTATGGCGCAATTTGCTGTTCGTGAGATAGCGACAAATCCACTCTATGCGCCTACCAAACGTGCCTTTCTACAAAATCCAAACGTCGATTATAGCACCGCTACTAGGGTGCTAGGTAATAACTATATCAAATGGCGGTATAACGACCCAGAATACGCTGAAGGTCATGCAAGGCGTGATGGGTGGTATCAAAAAATCAATAATCTTGTAGGCGCCAAACCTAATCTATCCAACCAAAGATACCCACAACAATATAGACCGCAACCCACCTTCCAAGACCCAACAGCCGGTATGGATAGTTTTCAGTTGGTAGCATATCTACGCAAAGCCAACAAGCGCCTAACCGACAATCAAATTTTTGAGATGCTGGCTAATAATCCTGGCGTCGCAGGGCGTGAGGTGCGTAGCTTATTGACCACAGGTCAACTTGACCCGCGTGATATTGCCAAAACACTTGGCCTTAAAAAGACATCATTTGCGCCTGAAGTTACCACCTATTTTGATAGCATTAAAAAAGGGGCAAGCGCTACTACGCAGCCTATTCGTCAGCCGTCACCGCAAAAAACTTTTTTATCGTCAGCCGTTGATGATTTTTTTACCAGTCAATCAAAACCAACAGAAGAAGCCAACACCTCAAAGAATCAGTTTTCTATCGCAGGTGCGGTTGATGATTATTTTGCAAAAGGGTCAAATCAAGCGCCTGCAAACTTAGAAGGCGATTCTACTTCTCAAGATAATAAGTCATTTCTTGGTTCAGCGATTGATGATTTTTTTACCACATCATCACAGGCGCGAGCACAGCCATCACAGCAACCACAAGTTCCGCAGGTACAAGTGCAACCACATCCGCAAGCACAGCAACCAACCGAGCAAGCTGTCCCGACCCTGCAAGCGCCTAGCCTATCCACATTTGTCAGCGCCAAACAGCCGACCATTGAAAGTGATCTAGCTACAGGTGCCACCAATAACAATAACGATTATGCCAATAACGTCATACGTTTTGGCTTACAAGCCTAACTGGAGTACATCATGTCAATTTTAGAAGGTATTGGACAATTTGGCTTATCTTTTGGTAATGCCATGATGAAACGCGAAGCCGAACAAAAAGCCGAAGCCGCCGCAGCCGAGCAAAAGGCCTATGACCGCAAGCGTCAAGCGACAGCAGACCAGCAGGCTACCGAAAAGCATAACCTTGATATGAAAGCTGGCGGCTTAGAGTTTGAAGACAAGTCAAATGACTTTAAGCTTAAAAAACGTGCTCAAACGTATGGGCAAAGTTATGTAACAGCTAAAGGTATGTTTGAAAGCGGTAATACTGATGGCGCTTTAGATTACATGATTAACACCACCAACAATGATGCAGATAGTCCCTATACGGTAGCGATTGAAAAAAATCCAGACGGTACCGTCAAGTATCGTGATGACGGCAAAGGCAATAGAACTGTCTATATTTCGACGATTGACAAAGCAACCGGCAAGCTATTAGGCGGTTATCTGGCTTCCCCTCAACAAGCATTAGCAGGGCATGGCATGATGGCCGCGCCTGAAACTATTGTAAAAAATGAATTAGAAATTCAGAAAAAACAAGCTGAATCCGGCATTACTTTAGGCGAGTATAAAGCTAAAGGTTATATTGACGAGGACATTGATAATCGCAAAGCTAAGCGTGACCATCTTTACAAAAAAGATGAGGCTCAGTATACGAGCCAATTAAAAATGACAGAAGATGATCATGAAACTACCAATATTATCAAGCGAGAAAATAGTTCACCAAATGGCAGATTAACACTGGCAACCATGCCGTATGTTATCCAGCAAAAACAAGCCGAAGCCAAACAAGCAGGCGCAGAAGCTACCACAGCGCAATTCACCGCCGGTTATGTTACCGGGCAAGGCAATCCTAACCCTACTGCGCCTGCTAATGGTACGCCGCCCGCACCCCCTATGACCGCAAAAGAGTTGGTGAAGCATAACAAGGCAATGGCTGCCATGCCCATGAAAATTAGCGCCAATATGGGTAAAAATACCAATGCAATTGCTGGTACGTTAGCCAAAGATTTAGGAACTGACCAACTTGTTGCACGCACGGCTATTAATAATTTTTCATCGTCGATGAGCAAGGCTATGTCTGAACCGGATCCAGAGAAAGCAAGACAGTATGTTTTTCAGGCTATGAGATCTTTAGGTGGGGTGATTCCAGAAAACAAGTTTAAGTCTGCATCAGACCGAACTACTTATATGAAAGCAATCGCAGGTCAATTAGGTGGCTACGGATCGTTTGATGACTTTAACAAAGATGTTGATAAATACCGTGCATTTCTAGGTAAAGGCACAGTACAAGCTGCTCAAAATAAAGCTGATGCCAAGAAACCCACTTTAACTCCACCAAACACCAAAGTCACTACCGTCACCAACCCATTTAATAACAACACGCCTTATAAAGGTGTGCAGGCCAACTATGCACCTGTACCAGGCGCAGATATGAAAACCGTAAACGACGTACTTAAATAAGGATACTACCTCATGGCAATGATTGACCAACTCGCCCAGCGCGTCAATAACACCGTAAAACAATCTCAAAACAATCGTAGTGTCCTCACAAAGGTAGCAGATTTTTTTACCGATGATGACTTAGATAAAACCAAATATTTAGGCGAAGTCAGCAAAGCGCGCGAAGATATCTGGAACAGCCAAATCATGCCCAAGCTCAAAGCAGCCAAGGCGAATGATGCCACTGTCAGTCAAGCCTATCGCACTTGGTCAAAGCAAGTCGATGACTGGTCAACCAGCAATGGTTTTAAACTTCGCCAAGGACAGAGCATCAACCAACAACGCCAACAAAATATGGTGAAAAAATTGGCGGATACGGAGAAATCTGGCTCAGCGTCTGACAAAGTAGCCGCGAAAGCTAAAGTCGCCAAGGTGGTAACGGGCACTGGCTTGAAATCAGTACAGGCAGGTGGCTTGCGTGCGGTAGGCTCACTGGCACAATATGTCGCTGATGTGGGTGACACTAACCGAAGCAGCAAGCGTCAACAAGTAGCCAACTATGTCAAGCGTGCAGGTGATGAGGCCAAAGCAAGTAATATTGCCTATCAGGACATTGAACAAAATGGTTCAGAGGTTTCTAAAATTGGCTTGATGGCAGGTGAGCAAGTCGCACCGCTTGTATTGACAGGTGGCGTGGCTGGTGCGACCACCAAAGGCGCATTGGCACTTGGGGCAGGTGTGAAAGGCGCAGCCGCCGCAGGTATCGGGGCAAGTACCGCCGTAAGCTATACGCAAAACTATGGCGATGTTCGCCAAGGCGTGGAAGATGAATTTAAGAATGCGACTGCTAACCAATTAGCCACCAGTAAAGACCCTAACACGCGCACCACATTTAATAGCCACTATACCAAGTATCTTAAAAAAGGCCTAAGCCAGCCCGATGCTGCAGAGCAAGCGCGTCTTGATACTATCAGTGATGTAGCGGAAAGTTATGCCGAAGATTACGGTAAACTCGTCACCGCGCTTGAGCCTATTTCAGCAGGGGCAGGTAAGTTTGGGGTAAAACTTGCAGGTGGTGTCGTGCCTACCTTGGTAGGTAAACTTGCCACCCGTGCAGAACAGCGCGCATTGGGTCAAGCCGTCAAAGCACAAACCAACAAAGTCGCTGCGGCCACCGCCATGACTAAGAGCGTGACTGGTGCGGTAACGCGGTCAGCGGCCGAAGAAGGGTTGCAAGAAGGCTTAACCGATTGGGCATCACAAAAAGCCGCTATCGATAACGGCATTAAGGATAAAAATGATTGGGGGCAAACCAAAGAGGCAGCCGTGTATGGCGCAATCCTTGGTGGGTTGTTTGGTGGTGGTGCCAATATTGCCACTGGTCAGACTGGCTACCAACAAGCCAAGTCACAGCTATCACAAATTCAGCAAACCCAAGCAGCGACCAACGCTCAATTAAATACCTTGCAACAACAGCATAGTCAATTATCCCAAGTTGCCAACCCTACGCCTGAACAAAAGCAGCAAATACAGGCGATTGAATCCAATATTCGTGAGTTGGAAACGGTCAAATCTGACAATGAAACCAATGCGCAGAGGTTAAATATACCCGAACCGGTGCTCAACAAGCATGTTGAAACACCTTATAACTCGACGCTTAACCCGCAGCAAGCACAGACAGATAATGCCGATAACCCAGCCGCGCCCGATACCAGTGCGACAGCCCAAACAGCAAGCCCAACTGATACTACGACTAATACAAGTGCTTCGCCAGTTAATACAGGTGCTAACCCTGAAAATCCTAGTGCTAATGGTGGTTTTGACGTTAACCAATATCTTGACCTTGATGCCAACAGCCTAGAGCAAGCATGGGTCAATCACCAAAAAGAAATGGCGGATAATGCCACGATTACTGATGGTACCGACCAAATGTCGGTACAGGACGCGATTGAACACGCCAATAACACCATTGCCGAAGAAAATACTACGCCACAAGTACAAGGCGGTATTTCTGGCGTGGTGGCACGTAATCAGCAGCGCCAAACCCAAGGCGAGCTTGAATCTGAAATGGAAGATTGGCACGCCAAGAAACAGCAGCTACAAGCCGAGCGCGATGCCAAGCTATCTCAAGAAATGAACACCCCCGATGAGCCTGCCATTAAACTCATGGACGTGAACGACGGTGAGCATTTTGATACGACGGTAATCGGGTTAAATGGTGAGCCGTTTCGATTGGCCAATGCGTGGGATAGCGTCATTCCTGGCAAAGCCAAACAACAGGCCATTACTACCGTGTTTGGTGGACGCCTGCCGCAAAAACTTGCAAGCGCGTCATGGGGTGAACTTCACCCTCAGGTACAAAAGAAGCTACACACTTGGTTTACTCAAGAACTCAATAACCGACGTAGTGAGCGTGAGCAATTAGCTATGCCGCAACTTGGTATGCGCACCGTCAACCCACAGCCAATGAATGAGCTGCCAAGCGGCAATGAGCCGATTAATTTAGGGTTTGGTGATAACCAAGCGCAGGCTATGCCAGTCAAGCAACAGTCAAGCAATATCCTAGCTAACAGTGCGCCTTCTGGTGATTTGTTTAGTCAAAACAGCCAAGATAGTCAAGCAAGTATCGCAGCGCCTAAAGACGTATCGCTAGGCGCGGATGGAAAGCCAAAATGGTTTAGCACTGCGCAAAAAGCCAATGAGTTTATCGCTAAGAAAAAAATTGGTGATACACACCACGTCATGCAGACTGACAATAAGCGGTTTGAGATTTTGCCGAAAGCTGAACAGGCACAGACGGATATCAATACGACTACCGATCAGCAAATGGTTGATAAGGACAATGCGACAGACAAGGTATCTGACGTTGAAAAGCTCATTGGTATCGCCACAAAACTAGGCAAGTATAATCAAAAAAATACCGACATTATTTTAAAAAGTGATGGCAAGCCATTTCCTACGCTTGACACCCTCGAGCGTGCCATTAAAAACCGCAAACTTGATGTGGCTGATTATGATTTTGTCAGTGAAGAAAATCGGTTTATTGGTGTGAAAAAGGGCAGCGAAGCCGCTACACAATATAACAACACTAAGCCAGCCACAGACGCCACAGGACAATCCGCTACTCAAGCTGATAATGCAGCTAAACAGCGACCCAGCCAAAGCCAAGGCGATGGAGCAGGCGTTGGCACAAATGAAAGCGCAAAACCAAGTGACGAGCAAGTAAAGACTGCTCTAAAAGAATTGGTTAGTGATGATGTTTGGAGTGGTAAAAAAGCCCTAATCATTTCACCAAGTTTTGTGCAAAAGGTTGCAGACCAACTAGGGTATCAAGGCGATACTCAAAATAACGCTGATGGTACAATGTCGGATTTTGCCAAGCAGGTGAATGATGCTTATGATGGCATGATTAAAAATCAAGCCAATCCAGGTAATCAGAAAGCAAAAGGTACACCGCAACCAAGTAAGTATCAGCAGTTTCAATCATCTATCGTAAGCGATGATGTATTTGAAAATACCCAGCAACAAACAAATGGTGCTAAAGAAATAAAATTTGAGTCCAATAAAAATTATCAGTTTGAATACGATGTAAATGCAGCGCTTGATGCTGATGGATTTAATCAAGAGGGTGATTTTCTAAGATTAGATTATAAAAATAAAAACCAACCGTTGAGCGCTGCAAAAGCCTATGGCGCAAGGGTGTTTTTCTCTTACAATCAAACCACGGGCAAAGTTTCATCAATCATCGATATCTATATCGACCCAAAACATCGACATAGCCATAATATTTCTTATGATCCCAGTAATCAACAAACAAAGATAAAATTTGAAAATGAATTTTACAAACCATTGTTTGATGTTGTTGCTAAAGACAAACGCGCCTTTCAAAAATACATTGATAGTGGTCAGTGGCAGTCCGAAAAAGACGCTCAACACGAACAACTTAAGCAGGATTTTATAAAAAATAAATCAGCGATTTTTTCTGATTTATCGAAAAAATCTATGTCACTTGATTTGCTTAATTCGGCTGGTGTGCAAACCGCAGGGCAATTTCGTGATTTAAGTGACGATGCTCAAGCAGAAGCCTTTGCTAATATGGTTGAGCAAACAGGCTACTCCTTGCCGCAAAAAAATACCAAACCCACCAACGTCAAAGACAGCATCGTCCAAGCGAGAGCGAAAAAACAAACCGCTAAAGCAAAACCATCAGAGCCTAAATACAGTCAAATGGGAACAGGTCAGCCCAAAGAAAGCCGCGATGCTCAGGGCAGGCTATTGGCACCCAACGGCAAACCATCAAATCTTACCGAGCAACAATGGAGCCAAGTCCGCACCAAAGAATTTAAAGACTGGTTTGGTGATTGGGAGAATGATGCGGTCAACGCTTCAAAGGTGGTTGATGAAAATGGTGAGCCTTTGGTGGTTTATCATGGCAGTAATGCTGACATTACTACTTTTGACCACAAAAAAGCCACGGATAAGATGGGGCGTGAGCGCGCATTAGGATTTGGAAAGGGTAAATTTTACCTTAGTAAATTTGATTTCACTGCTACAAGCTACGCCAAGGCAAGAAGTAAAAAAGGCGATGGTTTTGTTGGTAGCTACTTCGTCAATATTCGCAATCCTATTACATCAGATGAGTATAGCCAAGCATATAGAGAATTGACTGGCAAAGAAATAACACAGTCTTATGATGCTCAATATACCCAAAAACAGCGTGACGCCAATATTGCTAAATTAGACAAGCAATTAAAAGCGCAAGGCTATGATGGTATGGCTGATGATCTTGGTCAAATCACCGTATATAACCCAAATCAAATCAAATCAGCTACCAATAACACAGGTGCATTTGACTCAAACAACAACGATATCCGCTACTCACAAATGGGCGAATACACGCCGGATTTAATTGTCACGCATAACCTAACTGCCGATGCCATTATCCATGCCGATAAAATTGGTGGGTTGCCGTTTGCGTCCATTGCCATCACCAAGCAAGACAATCCTTTAACTGGTTTTGGCGAAGTCACCTTAATTGGCGATAAAAACCTGATTGACCCAAAAGGCGTAAACAAAGCTAAGGTGTTTGGCAGTGATATCTATAGCCCGCGCTACCCAAGAGTGGTGGTCAAAGCCGATAGTAAAAAACTGGCACAATTCAACAAGGACTTAGAGCCAGCAAGACAGGTGATTGAAAGCAGCCAGCAAATCTCAGAAGAAGATTTTGCGGGCAAATACAATGTGCTAAACGACAGCTTGGTCAAACTGCACTTCTTGCAGCAAAACGGTATTAACATCGAGCGAAAATACCGAGAAGTTGAGGAAGAAGTCAGCGGCAATAAAGACCAAATTGATAGCGCTAAGGCGGATGTAAAATCGCTTGAACAGTTTGCTGATGCGTTTGGTGTAGACAGTGTTGAGCAATATTTGGCACAAGCTACCGATTCTGAAATCTATACCAAGGTACAAGAAATCGACGAGAACAATCCTGACGCCATTGATGCGATATTTAAAACCTTAACAGATGCCAAGGTTGAACGCAGTCCATTTAAAACAAGAGTTAGAATGATAGTGGACAACATCCGTATGTCGCGTGGAAAAATTGGCAATTACCTTATTGGCAATCTACAAAGCATGGCAGGCGTGGTGAGCGGTAGAACGCAGTTGGTTGAGAATGGTGTAAGAAAAAAACAAGTCTTTGATTACTCCGACACCATCAATCAGATTGACAAGGCGCTTGCAGATAACAACCTTGAGCAAGCCTTTAATGATTACATTGACAATGTTCGGTCAGATTTGGTTGTTGACGAGCGATTAGACAATGGCGTCACATCCACAGGCGCAAGACGCACTGTGGCACATACCATTGAGAATGTCGTTAAAAAGCTCAAGAAAGATTTGCGCGGTGGTGAGTCATTTAACTATGGATTGCCAAGTGTGCGAGCCAAGGTAACGCCACAATTTAAAACCATTCAGCAAATCCAAGAAAGCAAAGATAAGATTATTACCAGCGAGAAATTCGACTTTATCAAAAAAGAGATTGACGATGAAATGTCTGACTTATCGGATAAGCTAGGGCTTGAAAGTTATCTTGATATCGGTGACTTCTTGGCTGATGTGATTGATAACGGTGCTGACAAGGCGTTTGATTTTTTCAACGTAAAAAACAGCGTGCCAAACAAAAAATTGGTTGCTGATTTTCTGGCAAAACTCAAAGATATGCCAACCACTTACTTTGAGGTTAAGGCAAAAGAGGTCACGCAATTTAGCGATTTCACTGGCGCTGTAGTACCAAATTCAATTTCACACAAGGCGAGAAATATCCTTGAGCAAGCTGGGTTAAAATTATATACCTACGGCAGCAATGTTGGCGTAGAGCGTGCCGATGCAATCAAACAAGCCACCACAGAGCTGAATAACACCAATGGTAACATACTATTTAGCCAAACAAACGACACCGAATCCAAACTGCGCAGTGAATTACAATCCTTGATGGCAATGCAAAAGCAAGCAAGCCAAGGGTTGTCATTGACTGAACGCGCCAACAGCAAGCAACTTAGAGAAATCATTCGCCGTATTGATGAAACTAAGTCTGAATTGCAACGGGTATTAGACCAAAAATCACAGCCAATGCAATCCAATAGCGGCAAAGAAAATTTGATTGTTTCGGAATATACTGGTAGTCGCACGGTGTATCACGGCACTAAAGCTGCGGTTGCTGATGAAATCATGCAAAATGGCATTAAGTTTGGAACACAGCTAAACGATGGTGATTATCGCGGTGGTGGGTATGGCGTTATCCAAAACAGTACGTCAGCGTCACTTGACCCCAATGTATCTAAAAACTTCTCAAATGATGCCAAGCCTAGTATCGTTAAAATCCAACTTGCCGATGACGCTAAAATCATCACCATTGAAAATGAGATGTATGCAGAGGACTTGGAAGATTACGCCGACGAATTAAAAGGCGTTGACGCGGTTTACCTTGCAAATAACGGTGAACAAGAAGTTGTTATTTTAAACAAAGACAAGGTAAAAGTGGTTGAGAGCCGTGGCTTTAATATCCGCGATGCAATCCCGCGCTTTTCAGTGTTAAACCAAGGTCAAGTGCAAAACCAAAGCCAAGCGCCAAGAAATCAAACAAATCGCACCAAGTCAAATCAGACGGCTGTGCAAAATATTACAAAAACCCTATCCGATAAGTTTGGCAAAGCTGCAATCGATAAGCTAATCGCTGATGGTAATCTTGAAATCATCGACTATGCCGAAGCCAAACGCCGCAACCCAAAAACACCAAGCAATGCCGATGGTTATTATGTTGACGGAAAAGCAGTGCTAATTGCAGATAATCTATCCCCCGATATGATTATACCAACCTTCCTGCATGAACTTGGCGGGCATGGTGGACTGCAAACCTTGATGAGTGATAAAGCCTATCAATCATTGATGAAAGAGTTTGACCGCATGGTGGCAGAAGGCAATCAGCTCGCCAAAGATGCCAAGGCATTTGCCGATGCTACCAGTCCCAATGCGAAAGTAGCACAAGATGAATACTTGCCTTACTTGATTTCTTTGGCTGCCAAAGCTCAAGGCAACAGCAAAGTAAAATCCATGCTTAACCGTATTGTGATGGCGGTTAAATCATTTATCCGTGATAAGTTTGGGGTAAGCCTAAAAGTAACACCAGCCGATATCGTAGCACTGGCTGAAAAAATGGTGAGCGAGCGTGCGATGCAAAGTAATGTTACTGCCAGTATGCCAGCCCAGTACAGCAAGCAAACACCACAAGCTGAAATCGACCAAGTTCGCCAACAGTACGAAGACACTAGCCAATGGATGAAAGCCCCCAACGGCAAGCCCACCAATTTAACCGAGCAACAATGGTTGCAGGTCAGAACGCCTAGCTTTAAAGCATGGTTTGGCGATTGGGAAAATGACCCAGACAATGCGTCTAAAGTTGTGGATGAAAATGGTGAGCCGTTGGTGGTTTATCATGGTACACCGTCCAATTACAACGAGTTCAACGAGTTTATCGTGTATAACGAGGGCGTATTCTTTACCGCCAACAAATCTACATCAGACAGATATGCGGGCATGAGGGGCGACAAAGGTACAGTCAAAGCGATTTACCTTAATATCAAAAAACCAAAGGCAATAAGGTCTGTTGGTTACGAGTTTGATGGTTTTTTAGGCGCTGATGCTAAATTAAAGAAAATGTCTAAGGCGCTAGAAGATAAAAACCCTGGCTACAGTAGGGCGTCATATAGATACAAAGAGCTTCTCAGAGAGAACCTCTCTAACAAGGGCTTTGACGGTTTAGTTTTAGATGACCACTCTTGGGAGGGGGTGATAGAAAATGATAGTCAGTATGTTGTTTTCAACCCCAACCAAATCAAATCCGCTACTAACAACACTGGCGCATTTGACCCAAACAATGATGATATTCGCTATAGCAAAAACACCAAAGGCGCAACTGATACCACACCTACCCAAGTGCGTAACACCTTAGTCAAGCAGTTTGGCGAAAAAACCATCAAGGCGCTTGAAGATGCGGGCGTGTTGCACATCAAACAGCTATCTGATTTTGTGGACGAGAACGGCAATCTATCAATCGCTGATGATGCGGAAGGGTTTTTTCATGACGGTAAGGCGGTATTAATCGCCGATAACATTGACGTAAACCAAATTGTACCAGTGTTTTTGCATGAAGTTGGTGGTCATGCCGGACTACAAAATATGCTATCGCCCAATGCGTACGCAAATCTCATGCAGACGTTTAATGCGATGGTGGCGCGTGGTGATGAAATCGCCTTGCGTGCCAAAGCGCGTGCCGAGCTTGCAAGCGAAAACCAAGACCAAGCTACGACTGAATACTTGCCATATTTATTATCTGAAATCAGTAATGCGCAGGCTAAGACACCATTTATCAAACGCTTGCTAGATAGGTTTGTGGGCGCGGTGCGTGCGTGGGTATATGCCAAAACTGGCGTTAGAATGAATTTAACCCATGCCGATATCTTAGGGCTGGCAGAGTTGACCATCAATGAGCGCGCGCGAAATATCGAGCGTACCGCGAAATTGATTAAGCAGGTAAATAAGCAATATAGCCAGCCTGCCACCAATCAGTCGATTGATGATGTGAATAAAAAATTTAACGATGAGTTAAAGCAGTATGTTGCTGGTAAGCTCAATGGTAGTCATGTCTTTAAGCTAGGCTATCCTAATCAGATTTTAAAATCTACCGGATTCCCTAATCAGCCGATTGAGCTAAGAGCCAGTAAGCTGTCTGAAAAAGCCAATACCGAGTGGCATAAATTTGATATTGCCGAAGTGAAGGACTTGCCAAAAGCGCTAGAGCATCCGTTAGCAGTATTTTATTACTATAATCAGGCGCGCAATGTTATCACCCAAATTGAAGTTGGTGGCAAACAGTTATTAGTAGGTATTCATTTTACGCAGAATAGCAAAGGTATTGAGATTAACGATATCCGTGGTTTGTTCCCAAAAGATAACCATGAGTGGCTAAACTGGATTACCGAAAGCAATCCGAAAGGTGACAGCAAACTAATGTATGTGGATAAACAAAAAATCCAAGCCTTAATAGACCAACAGCGAACCAATCTCGCTGAGGTGGAATATCTTGACTTGGATTTAGTAGAAAGCATAGTACAGAAATTTGAGAATGTCAATATTCCAAGTTATAGCCGTCGGTTTGCACCTATCCAACAATCACCCATTCCCAATAAGCCTGCCGCAAAGAAAGCCGCTGACTGGCTAAATCTGCAATGGGCGACTAAGTGGGTATCGTGGGACACATTCTCACGCCTTATCCGTCGCAATATCGCCACACCGCAGCATGTAGCAATCACCCATGCCGATTATAAGAAGTTTTGGGACTTGGTACAGCAGCGTATCAACTACACTAACTATGAAGCTGCCAATGCCGTTGGTCTGGTGCCCGAAATTTTAGACAAGCGCTTAATCATTGGCCAAAACAAAAAAGATATTGAAGCGGTTAGTAAGGTTATCTTTGATGGCACTATGAATGATATCGTTTATGGTGATACCGAGCTTACGCGCAAAGGCTTAACCGATAAGCAAATCGACCTTTATCGCCGCGTGCGCCAAGCCATTGATGAATCCGTTGAAAAAATGGCAATTGATGTATTGGCTAATAGCGCAAAAGGTACTGGCTTAATCAGCCTTGATGAAATCTTGCGCATCAAAGAAGCGGTGGTAGCCACTGGTGGCAACGTGCATACGTTTAACACAGCCATGCAGCAGGCGGTTAATGCCAAAATCCAAGCCATGCAGCAAGCAGGCGTAATTGACGCGGTGAAGGCTGCCAAACTTACCACTATGTTTGGCGAATTGGCTAAACAAATGGATAGTGTGGCTGATCGGGTTATTTCATTGCAAGATGAAGGCTATGCGCCATTGATGCGGTTTGGTAGTTATGCCGTGGCAGTCAATGATAGCAAAGGCGATTTGGTGCTTTATGAGTTGTATGAGACTAAACGAGAGCAGCAAAAGGCGCTGCATGATCTGAAAAAGAATCCAGACTATGCCGGTATGACCTTTAATCAAAATGTACTCAATCCCGGTGATTATCAGCAATTCACCAATAAAGGGTTGAACCCCGAAACGGTCATGTTGTTTGCCAATGAGTTGGGGTTAAGCAGTGATGAAGCCAACCAAGCCTATCTAAAAGTGGCGATTGCCCAGCAAAGCGCGTTAAAACGTCTTATTCATCGTAAAAAGGTGGCGGGGTTTAGTGAAGACTTGCCGCGCGTATTGTCTGCATTTGTGATGAGTAATGCGCGCCATAGCTCACGTATGCTATATAACGGTGATATTGAAAAGTCAATTCAAGGTGTCAAAGACGGTGATTTACGCGGCGAAGCGCAAAACCTATTTGAGAATATGGAAAATCCGAAAGAAGAATTTGCGTCGTTTCGCTCAATGATGTTCCACTGGAATATGGGTTTTTCACCGGCGTTTGGCTTACTCAATATGACGCAGCCATTTATCCAAACCATCCCACAGCTCACCATATATGATGGGGTGATTGGGGCTCATAAATCTGTGTTAAATGGTATTCGTAAAGCGATGGCGTCACAAGTCCTTGAAGATGCCAAGGGGCTAGGCATTGCTAAAAATGCCAAAGATTTTGTCGATACAATCCCTAGTTATATGCGTGATGACTATATCCGCATGACCAAAGAAGGACACCTTGACCCACAAAACGTATGGCTACTGCAAGGTTTGGAACGTGGTAAAGCAGGTGTGGCTAGTGGTGCGCTGGGTATGGTAGGACAAGCTGCCGGCTATATCAGTGAAGCCACTGAAACAATCAACCGCCGCGCAACCATGTACGCCGCGCTTGAGATTGCCCACAAACTAGGCGCAGCAAAACTCAAAGCAAAAGGCTTTGATTCAGCCTATGACTTTGCAGTGACAACCATTCAGCAGACCCAAGGCGTCTATAACAAAGGCAATCGTTCTGGACTGGCACGCTCAACCGGTCCTGCATCAAAATTTGGTGCAGTGATTATGATGTATAAACAGTTCTCGATTAACTTAATTGAGCAGCAAATTCGCATGGGTCAACAGAAACAAGCCAAAGCGCTTGCAACCGCATGGGTATATCAATGGTTGCTGGCTGGTGCGGCAGGCTTGATAGCTGCAGATGATTTAAAAGATATCATTGAAACCATTGCCTTTAAGTTTGGCTACGCCTTAAACACTGACCGCAAAATGCAAGAGTTTTTCATTGATACGTTTGGCAAAGAGCAGGGTAATGATTTTTACCAAATGTTCAATTACGGTGTGCTATCAAGCGTATCACCGATTGATTTCTATGGACGTTCATCGGCTGGTAACATTATACCTGCCACCGGGCTGCTACACCCAAGCAAGGCAGGGGACCAAAAGACAGAAGCCACGGAAGCGCTAGGCGTTGGTGCAAATTGGATTGGTAGTATGTTTGACGCCGGTAAGCTCATGATGAATGGGCAGTTTAGAGATGCCATGGTCACGGCTGCGCCACGTTATGTACGCGATAGCGTGCAAGCGTATGAGATTGCTACGACTGGCTCAATGCGTGATAAGAATGGTCGCAAGGTCATGGATATGACGCAAGGTGACGCGGTAGCTAAGGCACTGCAATTTAACCCGAAATCCAACGCGCAGCGCGGGCGCGAAGCCATGTCAAACTGGCAGGATAAAAAGCTCATTGAAAATGTCAAAGGCGACTTTACCGTCAAACTTGCCGAAGCCATAGCCAGCAAAGACCAAGCTGCGCAAGATAAGGTCATGGCGGATATTGATAAGTGGAACGCGAAGAACGACAAGCAGTATCAAATGGATAAAACCAAGATTACCAAGTCGGCCACTGATAAGGCTAAGAAGCGTGACTTTACCGCCGATGAACGCCAGACATTACCAAAATCGCTTGAGGCGTATGTTAATTCATTGAAAAAGACAGGGTAAAAGTATATTAATTATTAAACGCTCACTTAGGTGGGCGTTTTTGTAATCAATCTATTTTCATCAATCAAATAATAAGGCGTGATATCTAACCATAGTTTCACGCCTGGTACCCACTTTGCTACTTCATTGTTTTTAATTTTTAGTAAATCCAGTGTGCGATAGTCGAAATGCGTCGCATCTTCCACCCATTCAATTTTGCCATTCTCACCAAACCATTTTTCCCACGCATCCTGAATATAGTCAGCAATAAAACGCTGCCTAGCATCATCCCAGGCAAAAGGGTTGTCTAGCCCGGCGCGATATTTTAAGTCATCTGTTACGCGCTTAGACGGTTTAAATTGTGACGTAAAATTATCGATTTGATACTGTAGAAATGATAGCTTAGCCACTGGATTGTCGGACGGGCGCGCTTGCATTAATGCTTGTTTGGTTTTGGCAACTTCAACGTCATTTAGATGATTATGCTTTGGTCGATCGGTTGGGGCATGATGTTTATTATACTGAGTTTCAGCAAACTCCATTGCTTGGGTAAAGTCTAAACGCTCACCGCGCTTTTTAAGATTAGTATAGCGCTGTAAGCTTGCCCATGATGAATGAAGGGTAATCGTTTGTAGTTGGGGGATAGTAAAGCCATCTTCGGCATATCTGGTAGCGGCTTCATGGCGTAAGTCATGAAAACGCAAGCCATCAATACCACATACCTTACACGCCTTAGTAAAATAAGTTGATACCGTCTTGGTATTCATTGGTACCAATAGTTCGTCTGAATACCCTAATATTGACATGCGCGCGCGTATCTCAGGTTTTAAAAATTCATCAATCAAAAGTAGGGCGTTCGGTTCCAAATGGGCGTATTTATGATTGCCCTTGCTGCCTTCTGGGTTTTTAACGTCACGGATAAGCCATTGGCTGTTTAGACGGTCAAAATCTGCTAATCTTAAATTACACAATTCATCTTGGCGGCGGCCAGTATATATCGCCAACCACATAATCAGGTGCATGGGTATAGTACCCCGTCCGCGCATCCATTCGTGATAAAAGTAATTGGTAAGTAATTGCAATTCGTCGGCCGTGGCTAATCTATCAACTTGCTTTGATTTGGTGATAATACGCGCTTTTTTAAGGCCAAATTTCGCTTGCTCAAGCTCAGATTGAGCATTTTTTACATCAATGCCCCAAACTAAATTGGCGTGACGCAACACGGACGAAATAATATCTAAATCTTGCTTGACGGTGGAAGGTGCGACACCTTCAATCATATTCATTGGATCGCCGCGCCTACGAGCAAGCGCATGCTGTGAAAAATCATTTTTAGTGAGGGTAAATACATTTTGTTTGCAAACATCATACTCACCAATGCGGGCAAGATTAGTTTGATATTTTGGGTTGAATTGATCGCCCACTTCATCTGAATAATGCTGCAAAAACTCTTTAAGTGTATCACCGTATTTCGACTGTTGTGGCTTGCTAAGTAATTCGGGGTTTACTTCAATCTCAGATTCAAGGCGCTTTATCCATTCTTTGGCTAAAGCTTGTGTACTAAATGTCTTGGACTTGGTAAAATTTGGCAGCCCTTGGCGTTGAATACGCACCGTTGCCGTATAGCGAGTTGACTTGCCATCCTTGGTTTTACGCTTGGTGATAGTGCCCAT